CTACCAATATCTGCGTATGTTATAGCATTAGTTCTATTTGATTGTTTCCAAAAAAGGGTTGCTATATTACGGGTAAAACTTCCGCCTAATCCAACACCTAATGGACGGTTAGGAATATATTTAACGCCAATATTCGTTCCTTCAAGAGTAAACCCATTAATTACACCTAGACATTCATTGAATCCACCCGCATTTTCAATCATTATACAATCACCAATACGGAATGGATTATTAAGCCGTCTGGTTGCGTCCATCGCACCGGGATAAGCGTCATGAATTACAGTTGTATATTCTTGGTTAATTGATGTTTTTTCATTATCATCTTTAGCAAAATTATCACCACCAGCGGTTGTAGCACTAATTAAAACCCATGGATCATCATCTTGAGTACCAATAGGGTTAGCCAATATTGACCTAACGAAAGAATCAAGAGTTATATTAACACGAAGTCCAGATGTTGTAGCAACAGGGAATATTTTAGCTGATGTTCCTAAAATACCAGAATTGTTAATTGGTTGCTGAATTGCTACTTTTACTGGAGTTTCATTTACTGTAATAAATGATCCTGCAACAACAGCCTCTGGTTGATTCCAGTACAACTGACCGTCCATATTGGTATTAATACTTTGTCCTTCAAAAAGACTACGTTTTTGAGTAATTGATTTATTTCCTGTATATTCCCAATCCATCGCTGTCATAACATTATAATCCTGTAAGCTTTCGAGTTCGCTCATTGAATCACCAGTTGTAATTCTAATATCGCGAATTAAAGAGTGGCAACCTGCACGTCGATTTGGTTTAAATAAACCACGCCCTGATAATTCAATATTATAACGTAAATATGTGGCCTGAGGGTTAATATATCCTAAATATGATGGAAGTAAAAAACGAATTTGATTAACGGTTGGTGTGTAATCAATTTCAGATTCAGGTTTAATTATAACAGTTTTTGATGCTACGAAAGTTGTATCATTGTTTGCTCTATACATTTATAATATTAGATTAGATATTATTTTTAAACATTATATTTATTTATTTTTAATTAAATATAATGATGTTTTTTATTGAACCACAAAATACGGATTCCTTCATTTTATTTATTGTTTATTGTTCTTTGTTCTTTTTATTCTTTTTATTTATTTCTTCGTTGATTGTGGATTCTTAGTGAGTACTTTTTGTGAGTATTATATAGGTATTATTGATACAAAAAGTACTCACTAGGAATTTATATTTAACAAAAATATGAAATCATTTGTTCAAATGATCAAAGAAAAATATAAAAAATAAAAACATGAAATCCTAGTGAGTACTTTTTGTAAGCTTTTTAAAAAGCTGACATTCCCGCGGGCGTATCTACAATATTATTAGCTGATGGTAGAATTCCACTTGCTCTAGACATTGTTGTACTAATGCTAGGTGGCGGTGGTGGATCGTGTGCCGCTTCTTTGTGGAATAAGTCGTACAATCCTAGACCAACACCAACAGCAATTCCAACTGGCCCTAAAACAGCTAAGGCTGTTGCTCCAAGTCCAACACCTGCCACTTCAGCCGCTCCAACGCCAATTTCTGCCGCTTCTGCACCTTCAGAAACACCAGCTCCAATTTCTGCTCCTTCACTAGCACCTTCCACGCCTTCGTCAGCATCAACGCCTATAGTTGGTGCTGGTGTAGCTACAGCACCACCACCAGCTTGTATTGATCCAGTTAAAGCCCCTTGAGCCGCTTCACCTCCAGCTTCTGCACTTTCCGCACCTTCTGCACCTTCCGCAGTTTCAGTACCTTTTGATGCCGCACCTGTAGCATTAGCACTAGAACTAGTTCCTAATTGTCCAGCTCTATACGCCGCTACTTTTTTAGCTCCAGCATTGGCTAATGTAAAAGCAAGGCCTGTATTTTCAACAAGTTCGTCTATTTGTTCTTTCTTTTCAGCATCAATACCGATAGCTTCTGATGCTTTGCTTCGCCATGCATCTGCGAAGTTTTTACCTTTAACCGTAATTTCATTTAATGCTTCGTCAGAAGATGCACTAAAAGCACCGCCAAGTTCTTGTAATCTTTGTTGTGCAGACATATTTATATATACTATTGATAAAAAAATAGTATATATGTAATAATTAAAATGAATTAATTAGTGAAAGGTTTTTTCTTTTTTTTGACATCTTTACCGTCTTCATGAAAATCTTTGCTTCCTTTTTTGGTAGTAAAATCTTTATCGCCTTTTTTGGTTTTAGATGCTGTACCTTTTTTAGCGGTGAAATCTTTATCGCCTTTTTTGGTTTTTGAAGGTGATCCTTTTTTGTATGATGCTTTGGCTTTGCTCATTGCATCTTTGTACGAAACATCGTGTTTCTTTGCGTAATCTTTGACGTGTGTAATCCATGCTGATACCATTATTATTATATATATGATATATATAAAAAATTAATTAAATTCAACGATAGATAAATTATTAATATTAATTTTAGCCATTTTAATAATATGTTTGTTTGAGTATTCGTGTTGTATTCTATTTTTCCAAGTTAAACCTTTTTCACCACATTTACAATCATATCTAATTTGATTGTATTTTTTCCTATACTTAATGGTATTTCGTTGTCTAGTTTCAGGACTAACATAAGCATTAATGGCATTTAGTTGATATTCAAGATTATCGCCAATATATTGTTGTTCTATAATAGCTGGATTAATTGTTTCATCATATAATGTTGCTAATGTTGATACTTCCCAAGAATCAAATCCTCCATGATCATTTATAAAAGTATAAATTGGTCTTGTACATTTCAAATTACATAAATATCGATGTTTATAAATTCGTTTATTTAAATTTTTAGTTGAACCTATATAATTCATTTTCTCGTCTTTCTTTGAAATCTTGTAAATTATTGTTGCACACATTTATATTATATAATGAGATATTAAATAACAAGAAAATACACACGTGCTAATTAAAAAAACCTTCACACTTAATTAATTATTAATTGTTTGTAATAAATTTAATAATCTCTAATTTTTGAATATCAGTTAAATTATAAAATTCAATTGTATTTTTAATATTATCTAAATTATCAATTGTTGTTGATTGTGATTGACTTTTAATAAAATAATTTAATATAATATTATTAATTATTGATAATCGTTCAATATCATTATTGATCCATTCATGTATTGATAGATCTTTATTATTAATTTCAATAAATGGTGATGGTGAAAGTACAGGCATTTTTTCATTAATATTATTAAAAGCCTCATCAAAAGTATCTATATCACTTAATTTACATATTTGAATAATTAACTTATCATCTATATCGTCAATATTGTCAAGGTATTTTTTGATTTCTTCAAAAGCTACTTTACCACGTTTATTAGTTTTAGATAATCGAGGATATGATGATTTATTAATATTCCAAATAATGGTATTATTTTTTGTAAGTTTAAAATATATATTGGACAATCTTTTAAGAAAATGGAAACCGTCTTTATTTTTTGCTATAATTATGTTATGAGGCATCACTATATTATATTATAGATATATATTTAAATAGTAATATTAATATTACCAATATAAATAAATTCATCTTCATCATTATCAATTGTATAATCATCAATAAAATTAATAATTAAATTATTAGGTAAATTAATTTGTTTATATTCAAAAAATATTCGTGGATAATCAATAGCAAACATATTATATCCAGTATCAGTTTGTTTAATATCATAATAAATATTATGTTTATCATTTAGTTTTTTCCAATATATTTTAATCATATCAGATAATGGAGTTGAATTATATAAATTAATCTTTGAAATTAAAACATCCGGTAATAAATTTAACATCTTATATTATATAATGATTTTATTTTTAATATATATATAATAAAATAATAATAAAAAAATTGTATTATAATATAAATGTTAGAATTTACACAATTGTTAAATATCGTCGATATGGATAGAATAGGTATGTTAGATAATATTCCATATAAAATAATAAAATCACAATATACAGACAATGAAGTACGTGTTGATATAAAAATAGAACATAATCAATATTTTGTTAATTGGCAATTCAAAGTAAAAGGAATATATTATAAATATAATATCATGTTGGATCGAACAAGAGATCATAGTTATTATTTTGATTTGTACTGTGATTGTTGGTGCAATGAATGTAAAATGATGAAAAACCCACGGAACAATATTAATTGTAATGTAAACTGTGATCATACATGTTATTGTAAAAAATAATATATATATATATTAATGACAAATAAAACAGATACAGATAAATGGATTAAAATTGCTTTAAACCCAAAGAATGCAGGACAATTTTCATCAAAAGCTAAAGTACTCAACATGTCAACCTTACGGTTTGCCAATATAGTTATTAAAAGATTAAAAGGTAAAAAGAATACAATAGACGAAATCAAATTATTAAAACAAGCTGTATTAGCAAGAACATTAATTAATATGAAAAAATAGATATAGATATATAGGGTTTCGCCTACGGCGACCGGCGATCTATATAAGAAACCTCTTATATGCTTATATATGCTCTTTAAGTAGTTATTGTATAACCTTTATTATGCTATATAGAGCATATAATATTAATATTATATGCTCTATATCCCCTTTAAGTAGTTATTTATATAACTTTGTATATGCTATATATAGCATATTATAGGTTATGCGGGGTATAAAGACTATATATGTTATTATATTATATAATGTCATTATACAAGCACCCCTGTTCTAAAAGTATTGTAGAATTTAATCAAGCACGTCTTGGCAATGATTCAACTAAAATAGAATATAAACTTTCTAACCTTAGACCATATGCATGGCGATTACGTTATAATCCAAATATATTATCAAATGGCGATGACGATGATGGTTATAATGGAAGAGGTGGAGGACATACGTATGATACTCATAGCGAAGAGGAGAATGATTATGAAGATGAAGAACAATCAAAATTAAATATCATATGGAGCGATAATGATCTTTTAGAAGCATATAATTATTTTGATGAATCATAAGATTATATATGATTACTATATCAATGAGAAAACAAAAGATTAATTCACTTGCATTAATTGATAATATTATTATAGCTTATGAAAAAAATGATCGTTATATTGATTGTTATTATTTTGATAAACAATGGAGATTAACTAATTCGCATATTATTGTTAGCGATGATATTCTATTTTATTTTAAATCAATTATTGTTTATAAATTCTTTAGAAGTCATCATGATTATAAAGTATATGATATATGCGGTTATTTAAATTATGTAGTGTATCCACCAGATTACGATGAATGGATTCCTATTTCACAATTTTTAAAAGAGATAATAAATTGAATTGTTCTTATAACTATATAAAAATAATATGTTATATATATATATAATGACATACATCGATTCACTACTTGATAAATTAAAAAAGAAAAGACCAACACTTTCTAACGGATCAATAACAACTTATAAACGCAATCTTATTCAACTTCATAAAAAAATGTTCGACGGTAATGGTGGTATTGAAAGTTTAGATTTTCTTAAAGATAAAGAAAAAGTATTTGATGCAATTAAAGATATGAAACCATCAAGTCAGAAATTAATACTTACAACAATGTGTGTATTTTTAAACGCAGATGATGATAAAACAAATGATGCAGTTTGTAAAGATTATAGAAAAGAGGTATTAAAAATTCAAACTGAAATGTCTAATAAAAATGTAGGTCAACATAAAACTGACAAAGAAAAAGATAATTGGGTATCATGGGCAAGACTTGAAAAAGTACGTAGACATTATAGAACACAAATTACTAATAAATCTTTTATGAAAACAAAGACAGCTTCTACAATTAGTAATGCTGATTTTAATTTATTGCAAATGTGGGTAGTTGCTTCACTATACACACTACACCCTCCAATTCGTAATAATTATATTATGACAGTTATCGATGAAGATGATTATAAAAAAATAAGTAAGTCTGATCAAGCTAATACAAATTACCTTGTTGTTAAAAATAAGAAAGAAAAGTATTTTGTTTTAAATTCATATAAGACAGTTGCCATTCATGGACAAAAGATTATTCCATTAGAGAAAATGTTAAACTCAGTTATTAATATTTGGTTGAAATTTAATGATAGTGGATTTCTTTTACTCAATATTCGAAAAGAGGAGTTAACTAACAATGGCCTTACTAAACTTATTCAGAAAACATTTGCCCCTACTGGTAAAGATAATATTAGTGTTAATATGCTTCGTAAAATTTACTTGACAGATAAGTACGGTGATGAAAAAGGTGAGAAAGAAAAAGACGCTGATGCTATGATGCACTCCGTCAAGACACAACAAACCAAATATGTTAAATATGATGAGGACGAAAAAGATGACGGAAATGATAGCGATAAATAAAAGCTTACAAAAAGTACTCACTAGGATTTCATGTTTTAATTTTATATAATATTCTTTGATGATTTTAATGAATCATCAATGAGTTTTTTTAATTATGATTTTGTCGTGAGTACTTTTTGCAACAATAATACCTATAAAATACTCACAAAAAGTACTCACTAGGAATAAATAAATAAAGAATCTGAAAATATCTTTTGTGGATTCATCAATACTTTCAAAACTTATTTAGGAAACTATAGGACAAAAAACATTAATTAAAACATTAATTAAATTAAATAAAAAATTGATATAAAGATTATCTTCGTAATATATATATAATGAAGATGTTTAAAACATTAAAAAAAGAATCTGATACTATATTAATGAATTCGTTAAGAATGTGTTTAACAATGCCAGTAGGACAAAATAAAGCACCAATAAAACCCGGGTGGCGTAAGTTTCCAAAAGTTATTGGTGCTAAAAATATTATGACAGGAAATAGAGGTTGTTTTACAGGTGAAATTAATGATATTACCGTTATTGATTTAGATTTATATAAACAAACTAATATTAATTTATTTGTTAAAACATTTGGTGAAAACTATGTTAAAACGTTTGATACACTAACTCAATCAACAGCTAATGGTGGTGTTCATTTAGTTTTTAAATATGATAAAGAAATTCGTCAAACAGCTAATCATCAACATTCAATTGATATTAGAAATGATGGCGGTTATGTAGTTTGTTCTGGTAGTTCATGTAAAAAGAAAGATGGCACATTAGGAAAATATAAAATCATTAATGATACAACTATTAAACAAATAAGCCCTGAATTGAAAAATTGGCTTATTACTCATATTATTTCAAAATCTACAGAAGTTAAAAAAATTGCTGAAAAAGAAAATAAGATTGCAATGACAACTTCAACTATAGGTTATTATGATTACAATTGGAATAATGAACAAACAGAAGAACTATTTAACAAATTACCAAAACATTATTGGATTACATTAGAATCATGGATTAAACTTGGTACAGCTATGAAAATGATGAATAAAGGTGAATACTTTCTTAAACGATCAATATATTTTGGTAAAAAATATGGAAGAACAGATTATAATAAACAAGCTAATCTTAAACTTTATAATCAACTACGCAGTGATCTACCAGCCGTAGTATATAATATTATGAAAGCAGGTAATTGCGGGATAATACTTGATTACATTAAGTGTAAGGCTATACACTCCATAAATTTGCCAGTGGCAAATCGCATAGGTAATTGGGATAAGCTTAGTAATCATATTACTTTACCATCTAACAATATAATAATTAAATCTGACACTGGAACAGGAAAAACTACAATTGTTAAAAAATATTTATTAGATAATCCAGATACAAAATTTATTTCAATTGTTTCCCGAATTTCTTTAGCTGAAGAACAATATCAACTATTTCGTGAAGAAGAATTGGATTGTACATATTACGGAGATATTAATGAATTTGATCCTTTTAAAAATGGTGATTCATGCGTTATTTGTGCAGATTCTTTAATGAAAATATCAAGACAACTCGATGCAACAAATTATATTATCTTCCTTGATGAATTTAATTCATTACTTGAACACATTGTTTCATCAACGACTTTATCTAAATATAGAGTTTTAATTTATACTAATTTCATTAAAATATTACAAAATGCAAAACAAATTATAGCCACAGATGCAGATATTCAAGGACATACGTTAAAATGGTTAGATATGATCAATGTTAAATATACATTATATGAAAATACATTTCAACATAATAAAAATGTAGTTGCTAAAGAATGGAATAATAGCAATGATATGCTTACCAATATGATGTCTAAAGATAAATGGATTTTATGCTGTGATAGTAAAAGAGCTAGTCAAGCTATTCTTGCACACTATACAAAATTTATTGAATTAACGAATGATGAAAAAGAACGATTTCGTGGTATTGAAGTTTTAAAAGATGAATTAGGATATATTGCATGTATTACAAGCGATACTAAAACAACATTTAGACTTGATGATTTTGATAGAATTATTATTTCTCCAAAAGTAATTTATGGATTAGATAGCTCAATTCTTAGATATGTCTATTGCTATTATGAAGAACAAACAATTAACGCTCGTGCAATGGTACAACAAATTTCAAGAACACGTAATATAATAGAATTGAATTTCTACTTTGATCAAAAACACTTCACCATTGAAAAATATAATGATTTAATTGATGCTGTTGATTATCAAAAGAAATTAACGGAATATGGAGCTTTTGAAACTCTTTGTACAGAAGATATATTAACAACATGGTCATATTTAGAAAGCATTATACAATATAATAATGATTGTTATAAAACAAATCAATTCGCACATTTTGTTAAAACATTACAAGATAGAGGCGTTGAATTAAAACTTAATTGGAGTATCAATGAAACGAAGAACATGAAAGAATTAAAACAAATTAAATTAGAAGATGATTATGAAACATTTAATTATGATTCATTTAGTCCTAATCATGATAAAGTTAAATCACGCAATGAATGGCTAAAACTAACAAACGATACTATTAAAAAGAATCGTGGATTATTTATTTGTGATGATCTTGCTAATCAACATAAAAATTTAACAAGCTGGATTACAATGTCTGAAGAAATCTTAACTGAAAAAGTTCATAACATTAATGATTTCGTACAAAAAAAAGTTAAAACGAATTATTATAAAATGGCATTCTTAATTCGATTTCTTAAAAAATGTGGTATTACTAATAAATATGATATTATACCTAAAAATACAAAATTAATTGATTTAAAAATTCAAAATGAATTTTATAGTCTATTTCCAACTAGAATTCAAAATAAACCGGATCTTACTAATAATAAAAACGCAGGTGATGCAATTCTAATTATGATTAAACAATTATTTGGTTCATCAATGCCAGAAAATTATGAAGAAATTAAAACAACTAAAAATTCAATTAAAATCCTAAAAATAGAACGTAAACGAATTAATGGAAAACAAACACCAATTAAAACTGGTTGGAACATGGATATTATTAATAATACAATTAATATTGCTAAACATAGATTTCAGAAAAACGGTGAAACAACATTAATTTCATTTAATGAACTTCATACAGAAATCGACGATGAAGATCAAAATATTATTCAAGATGATATTCTAAATAATGGCATTTGTTTAATCGAATGTTAAAATCTTACAAAAAGTACTCACGACAAAAACACTCTTTTAAAAAACATTATAATTAAACAATAAATCATCAAACGATTTCATATTTTTATTAAATATGAAATCCTAGTGAGTACTTTTTGTATCAATAATACCTATATAATACTCACAAAAAGTACTCACGACAAAAATCAAATCACCAAAGAAAATAAATAAATAAAAAGAAACCAATGATGTTTTTGGTCTTTTAATTTCTCCCTTTAATTAATTGATTGGATGCCCCAATATTACTAATTTCATTTTCTTGTTTTAATGAATTAGATAAACTTACACGATCCATAACACGATTCATCATTTCCTCCGTTTTAGATAATTCGCTACGTTCATGTAGTAATACCATTTGAGTAGGATAATTTAAATCAGTAAGAATCGTACCATCACTATTACGAAGCATAGCTGTCATTGAATAAAAATGTTGAGCATGTGGTACATTTAAATCAATTTTAATTGGAAATGGTGCATTATAATGTAGAGTACCGCTATCTTCGCCAGTAGCCAATTCTTCTTTAGGGACAATGGCGATTATTTTTGCATTATCGCTTGTTTTACCATTTTTCCCATTAATATTAAAATCTTGTAATTCAACACTAATATTAGGTACAGCTACAGATCCCACTATTTTTTGTGAAGAAATGACAGGATTAGATGGTAAATCTAATTGAGCAACATTTTGACTTGGTGTAAATCCTAAGGTTGTTGCTATGGTTGCAGTATTAGGTAATAAATCTAATGCATTAACTTGTTCCGTAATATTATTACCAGCTGAAACAAATCCAAATTTCCATAATTGAGTTAGTACAATTGCTGATGGCGCGCCAACAATAACTGTTGAACTAACCGGATCTAATTCATCATCAACTATATCACCGCCATATTTACTAACACCAAGTAAATTTTCATTTTCTAATTCATCATATTGTCCTGATAGTTCAGTATCACTTGGTACAATATTGTTAAAAGTCCCTTGACTTGCTCGAGTAGGTGAATAATAAACAGCATTACAAAATGAACTAATTGGACGTAATGGAAAATCTGATTCTTTAATAACATTTGACCATGTAGGTTCAGTACCAACTACAACACCACTCTGTGCAATTAAATGAGGTGTTGACCATGCACTAGCTGTATCACGCCAATCAGTTTTATAACTACCAGTTATTAATACGGTACGAATATTAGTAATTTCAATAGTTAATTTAACTGAATCGCCAACTGTAAAACCGGGTAATACATTAACCCCGGGAGTACGTGGA